AGCCGCCTGCTGAATGCCCGTGGGCTGCGCCATGGAATTGTCTGGTGTGTAGGTTGTGTTCGTTGACGTGCTCGATCCCGGCATAGCCTTGATCTGGTTCGTCATGAAGTTCAACTGGTCGTAGGGGTGCTGCACCGCGCCTTGGAAGTTGGCCTTGTCTTGGTTCAGATCGCCTTGGGCGGCAGCCTGTTGCTGGCCGCCCGACACTTGCTGCTGGTTGAACGCCTGCGCACCTTGATTGGTCAGTGCATTGCCGCCTGCCAACGCAGCTTGCGATGCGTACTGGTTGGACTGGTTGTTGCGGTTCTGGTCAGCGTTAAACTGCTGCTGGGCGTTGGTGTACGCTGCGGCTTGGCCTTGCATTTCGTTGTTATTTTGCAACATAGCCAGCGTACGCTGACGCTCTGCATCCACAACGCCCTGACGTGAACCGCCAAATGCGCCTGCTTGCGCGGCTTGACCGGCCTGTTGCACACCTTGAATGTCCGACTGCCGACCGGCTTCCTTATTGGCAATGTCGATCACGTTCTGCTGGTATGGGTTCATATACTGCTGCGCAGCACTCTGGTCGAACGTGGCGTTGGTCGGCGTGTAGTCGGCACCCTGCGTTGTGAGCGCCGTGCCTTGGGTCGCCAAGTTCCCTGCGTCCAGCCCAGAGACGGAGTTCAGTGCAGTCTGTTGCAGCCCGGTCGGGCCAGCCACTGTCGGGCCGGTGTACGCGTGGTAGGGGTCTTGGCTTGCCAGCGCATGCGACTGCGCCAGTACATCTTGGCCGTAGGGGGCCGCTGCCGCGCCCAGACCGGAGTCCTGCGTGGTGTTCGACGTGTAGGGTGTCGAGTAGCCGACGGGGGTAACGGGTGTGCCTGCCATGATTTCTCCTTATGCTGCCAAGACCTTGCTCGGGTCTACCGGCTTGGCTTGCTGTTTCGTTCCATGCGCCTGCTGGCGAATTCGATCCACCATCGCGTAGAGTGCACGCGCGCCAGCTTCAGATGAGCCAGAACCCAGTGCGCTAACTGCATCGGCGGGAACCACGAACTCATTATCCGCCAGACGCCCCTGACCACCGTCATCCATCTTCACCGGGATGCTGTCAGATTGGCCGTCACCCTCACCGCGCACCATGCGTGGGGGTAGGCTTGCAACTGCGTGGAGTCCTGCAACATCGCCGCCGTCCGCGAAGCGTGTGTGCTTGATCTTGCTGGCTTCCGCAAGGCCGCCAGTAGCGCCACTACCACCGCCCCCACCGCCCCCATCACCCCCACCACCGCCCCCATCACCCCCGCCATCACCACCGCTGTCACTGTGCATACCCTCGTGGCTGTAGTTGGAGTCATTACTGGACGCAGCCGAATCACTTGCGGCTTGTGCCGCAGCGGCTGCGGAAGCGGGGTCACCGCCCATAGGGCTTGCAGGGCCAGCGCCTACTTGCGCACCGTTACTATCGGATGCATTCATAGCCGAGGCGGGCGGCCCCATCTGTTCAGAACTAGGGCCGGGGCCGAGGTCGCCACCGGGGCTGTACGCGTTATTGGCAGCAGCCAAACCTGCGGCTGCGTTAGCAGCAGCGGTAGCCGGGTCAACACTCATAGGGCTTGCAGGGCCAGCGCCTGCAGCATCGGGCGTCGTGGGGCCGTAAGGGTCACCTGTTTGGCCGTAAGTACCGGACGTGCTGGACGGTACGGTGCTATGCAGCCCTTCGTTGCTGTAATTGGGGTTGTTGTTGCGCGCGATGGCGTCACTACCGGCCATCAGCAACTTGCCGTATTTGGTGTCGGGGCCAATGGACTGGGCCAAGTTACCCATGAAAGCCGCAATGCCGCCAAGACCCGAAGCGTCCCCCGTGCCACCACCGTCCGTGTTCATACCGCTGTTGGAGCCGCCATGACCGCCAGTGCCTGCAGCGCCAATGCCTGATCCGGCCACAACCGGCGTCGTGGGTGTCTGCGGTGTAGTAGGTGTTGTCGGTGCGTTGGCAGTAACCTGTGTGTTGAGCAAGTGCTGTAGTGCTTGCTGCTGCATGGACGCGGCGTCGTTCTTAGGCGCGGCATAACTCAGTTGCTTATCACCGGCCTTGCGGCCAATCTGCGCGCTTTGCGAACCTGCTTTATTCATGAAGTAGCCCCAGCCACCCGTCGAGGGGTCATAGCCCCACGAATACTGCGGCAGCCCGGTACCTCCTGTACCTGAATCCGTCGATGGGTCTGCAGTCACCTGCGGGGTAAGCTGCTGTGCGATTCCTGTCAAATCAGGCATACTGAACATGTCCATGGTGCACCTCTACGGTTTAATCTTTAATACGTTGCCTGCGGAAGTGTCCACGTAGACATCCCCCGATGATAAATTAGCCAGTGATGTTTGGGTAGGCAGCGTGCCGATGTTGATGTTCAGCGTGGATGCGTTCATCGGGTGGGGCGTGTTGCTGCGCTCGAAGTACGAACGTAACTCACTGAGCATGCGGCTCATGTACGACGCATCGTAGTCCTGCGGAGCGTTGCCTAGAACGGGTGGTCGCAAGGCCATTACGCACTCCGTCCATCGGGGCGAACTTCGATACGCGGGGCACCAAACTGCCACTTGACACCGATGTCTGTGGATTGAATCGTGACATTCATTTGGCGTGCACGCAGGCGGATACTTAGCTCGTCAGTGAAGCGGATGTTCGGATTGGTCGCGGTCAGCGTAACGGTTTGCGCTGGGGTTGCCACTACCGTACCACCGGGGTTCTTGCGGCCCTGCACGGTGAGCGCCACGCGGGGGGATGCGGCTGTAGAGCCTGCGAAGTTCACATCGGGAAGGAATTTGCGCACGAACGCGTAGTTCTGACCGTCACCAATATCGAAGTCCGCGCTTTTAATATAGGCATTGATGGGTTGTGCGATACCCCCCGAAAGGTCGTCGATACCTACTTCATGCGTAACTAAATTGCTCAACTGCGTACCTGCCAACGGGCCTGCGGCAAGCGGAGTGTCCAGCCATGCGGTGCGCTGCATTGATCCGTAATACCAAATGGTATCGACGTAGTTGAAGATGACATAACGGTCAGGGTCGGAGTTACCTGACGCTGAGTAGAACCACCATATCTCGTTGAACCCTTCATTGGTTCCTGCAAAGATGTACTCTGTACTGTCTGCTGAAGGATTCAAATTCCCGAAAACTTCGTTGCGCAGTGGGCATGGTAGTGTACGAACCGTACCATCGTAGTAGTAGAACTTATCGTACCCCATCCAAAACACGTTACCTCCTGCTGAAACAATTGCACGGGAGTTAATGATTGAGATGTTATCGGACTGACGGCTGAAGCTGAAGATATATGGTGCACCGACATACTGCATTAAGTATGCAGCGGTGTCAGTCAGTAGCAGCGTATCTTGGCGTGCATTAGCTGCGGCCACGATCTTGGAGCCTTGGGGTAGTCGATACTCCCCCGCCTGATTTGTAATTGCGGGTGTCCATTGAACAATACTGTCGGAGTCTGCCCAGCGAACAAGAAGTGGGTCGTAAGTGCTACCTCCTGCCGTGGAGTTCGTTCCACAGAACACAAGGATGTGCGCCGCAGGCGAGAAGAACATCAGATTTTGCGAGGTCGGTACGCCCGATGCACCGGGCAGCGACGATACCAGTACGCCTCGATTAAACACGGGTGTAGTCGCACTTGTAGGGTCGTACACATAGGGTGCGCCACCGGTCTGACCGAATATCAGTAGTTGCCCAAAGGTAACTTGTGACCAGATGCTATCACTGTATAGCTGCAGTCCTTGACCCCAACCGTATGTAGACCACGCGCCTGCACCCCACCCTGACACTGTAGAGTGCGCGGGTGTCGGACTAAGTTGAAAAGCAACGTAGACGTTGCCGCCAGTTGCGGTACTTGAGGCGTGAAGTGCTACCGAAAAGGTGAACGTGTTAGCGTCGATTGTGTTACTGACGACAAACTCCCCCGTCAAGTTCGCAGCGGTAAGTCCGCCGACAGAAGATGCTGCACCAGACAAAATAAAGTAGTCCCCGTCAACTGCACCATGTGCGGGGGCATGCAGAGTTACCAGCGAACTACCTGATGCGGTAGTGAATGCGTTAGCGGCTATCGATTGTGATGCCCGTAAGGGGGTAATGTCACGGTATGCCCCACCGTACGCTATGTACATCTTAAGACTGGTACCGACCCCGATAAGGGTGGCGTTACCGAGCGTGCGCCATGCTGAAAGCGTACGGCACGTTCCTAGAAAAACGTCGCTGATGTAGTTAATCCAACCCCCGATTTTCTCGGGCAGGCCCATGCGAAAACGGATGTTGTTGCCTTCGTACCAGCCACCCTCGTTAGCGAGTGCGGTGGTATCGCGGACGATTCCGGGGCGGAACTGAAGTTTTTGATACGGCATGGCGCATTCTACTTGGGCCAAGCGTTTTGGTACATCAGGGAGTCGTCAGCGTGGCCTTGAGCTTCGCGTCCCAACTCTTGATATTTGTCTCGACAGTCTGCGAATACGGCTGCGAGGGCTGCGGTGTATTTGCGATTGGCTTCGACGTTATCACCACTGGATCGGGCAAGGATGGTTTGGATGGTGGACTGGAGCACCCTACCAGAAGCAGCGGCACTAGCAGCGGCAGCGTTAGCAGACTGAACATTCTTGGCGGCTTGTGCGACTGCATCGTCTTTCTCCTTCTGTAATTGAATCTCGCGCAGGCGCTGCGCGTCTTTTGCTACTTCGTTGGCTTTATCCCATTGAGCTTGGATTCGTGCTTCACCCACTCCCTGTTGGAATGCGTTATAGCGATGTACGCCAAAAGCACAAAGAGCAACCAGTAAGCCGATAGCCACAATATCAACCACATATTTATACGGCCCGAGTAGGTTGAGCATTTGGCGTCTCCTTTTCGATTTTCTGTTGATTCTGATTCTGCTGGGCTTTGACTACCTCATGCACAACAAGCGCACCAACCAGAACAGCCGTCATTGTCTCGTAGTTCTCCGCGCGAACGTACTTTACATAAGCACCCGACGCCAGCAGCTTGCAGACATTCGACCAAAACGCCGTTTCACGTAGCCGCCCTGTCTGGTGGTTTGTCACCAGATCAATGATGTGCCAGACACGTTTACGGCGTTCTTCCGTCATAACTCACCCCATCCTGTATCGATGACCGTGTGCTCCATGTAGGACTGCCACATGATGCGCAGGCTTATCTTGCAGCCTTGGGCTTCCAGCGGCCGCCCCTTGGCTATGTACTGTTCCATTTTGTCACGCACCATGCACAGCGCCACTGTTTGGCTCTTGAGCAATGATGGGTGGAACGGGTTGATCTCATCAATGTCAATGCCGTTCATTACACGTACTCAATGGTTACCGTTTCACCCGCGTCGATGGCATCCCGTATTTTGGGGAAGAGCGCATCGAATGCGAGTCTTGATCGGGCGATGGAATTGTCTGATCGCTCATGTCCCACAAGTAAACAGCCCTCTGTATCGGCGGCGGTGTTTCCGGGGTGTATGCGTACGCCCTCAAAATTAGGTACACCACCAAGCAAAGGCAGATCACGGTCAAAATGAGGACTATGAGTAACGGTGACATCGTAGACTCCATACGGAATTGCTGTTTTGCCAAACACTTTTTCGCCGTCAAGACGCACTTCGTCTTCCAGCGTGAAGCACTCGAACTCGTCATTGATGTACAGCTTACCCAGCGTGCAGCCTTCTTTCAGACCATCACGTACAACTTTGAGTTTCATTAGTGCGGCCCCTGTAAAAACTTGTTCCACGCAGCGACGACCAAGAAACTGAGTACACCCAGCCCCGCCCATTTCGCCACTGCCAAACGCATCTCATGCCAGAACTTTGCCCGTTCCTCGGCCTGCTGAATGACTAACTCATGATGGCGGCGGTGCCCATCCGGGTCGCCTTCTGGAAACGCTTCAGCCATCAGCTTGGTGATTGCCTTGGCAAGCTCATCCGTTTCCTCTGTCATGTGTTTGGTCAGCTTGCGGTCAAGCTCCTTCTGGCTTTCGTGCACCTTCTGTACCAACGCCAGCAGCACCGGCATCGGGCTATCTTTGCGTCGGTCATTGAACTGGGAAACTAGCGGTGTGAAGCCGCTACCGCCTTCCTCTTGGTGAAAATTATGCATAGTCATGATCGCACATTAGGATGTCGTATTTTCACACAGATTTGATCTAAGGCAATATCAAAAGATTATGCGCGGCAACAGCACAAGTACCGATGTTAACCCCTCCAACAAACGCTTTAGGCGTCTCTTGTTGTTTGAGCACCCAGTAGAAACCACCCATCAGCAAAATGATCGGGCCCCAGCCTGCGGACTGAATCCAGTGCGCCATGATCGGGTTGGTTTCGGTCATTCCGTGCCCCAGCGCGTAGGCCGTCGTACCGATGTCCACTGCTTTGCAAACGGCAAAGGTATCCGGTGACGTGACAACCTCTTCCAGCGTAGGTGCAGCGTATGCGGAACAGGATATAAAAAAGGCCGCTATTGCGACCTTCCAGTTAAGTTGTTTCATCCGGTTTCTCCTTCGCGCCTTCTACGATGCCCTTTAGCAGTTCGATCTGGGCTTGCAAGTCTTTATTGACTGCCTCCAGTGCGGCGAGGTCGCCCGCCAAGTTGACGCACGTGTTGAGCGCGTTGTCGCGCTGCTGGACAAGCATGTTGATTTGGGCTGCGATTTGAGTTTCGTTCATGGTCTTCCTTTGTTTACCAGTAGGGAATATAGTGGAGTGTGCCGCCAATCTTAACTGTCAACCAGCCTTGAATGGCAGTATTTGCACCTGTCGGGCCTACACTCGACATCGCTGTTGCAACCGCGCCATTGGCCGTAGACGAATTGACAAAGTTGACGCGGCCTGCGGTGCCCGTTCCTGTGCCGGGGGTGAGCGTGATGTCGCCGCCGACGCCCGTCGTACCCGAAGCATTACCGCCGTTGATCGAAACGATACCGCCTGCACCGTTACCTGTGGTGCCTGCTCCTGCACCCCCGCTGAGTGACAGGTTACCGCCTACGGCAATAGTAGCGCTACTGAACGCTGCACTTCCTGCGATAGTGACCGCAGCACCGGGTTGACCCGCACCTGTAGTGGTACCACCGGTTATGGTTACCGCACCTGCTGTCGCTGTAGATACGGTGGAGCATGTACCCCCTTTAATGATGACTGCGCCCCCACTGAGGGTTCCACCGGCATTAGCGGTGTTAGCACCGCCAGTTATGTTAACCGCGCCCGATACAGCCCCGCTGGAGCCACCCGTAATGTTTACAGCGGCTCCACCTGCCGTACCCAACCCTGCGCCACCCGCCAACGACACTGCACCCGGTGTAGTAGACCCACTGCCGCCCGTTATAGTCACCGCGCCCGCCGTCGATCCTGCACCGCCTGCAGTGATCACAACATTACCACCTGTAGTATTGCCCGATGCGGCGACGGCGGTAATGTTAACGTTTCCGCCACCTGTAGCTCCCGTACCCGGTGGGCCACCTACGAGGCTCACGCTGCCGCCGTTAGAAGCTGAACCCCCGATAGCGCACCCACTCCCGCCTGTAATAGTGACGTCACCGCCCGGAAGCGTACCGGGGTTGGTTCCGATAATACCTGCTGCGGGGCCACCCTTGATATTTACTGCCCCGCCACCACCCGATACACCGGAATAATCTGTACCGATACCGCCAGTGATATTAACTGCACCTCCATTACTGGCGGCACCTGAATCATCCGATTCGCCGCCTTTAATATCTAATGTAGGGCCGACACCAACGGTGGAGTAACCGGCAATAATTGTTACACCCGAGTATGGCCCTACGCCGGTGCCGCCCGTGAGGGTGACAGTTCCTCCGGGGCCAGAACCGCCGCCGCCACCCTGTATATTGACTGCGCCGCCGAGAGAGGCGGGGTTGGTAGATGTTGTAGTACCCCCAAACACATTTACCGCACCCGCGCTAGACGTCCCCGCAGTGGCTAACGCATTCCCCCCAATAATAAGTACGGAGCCGCCTGCTGCAGAGCTAGAGCTACCTGACCGTACAGAAATGTTGCCTGCCGCGCCAGAAGTAGTCCCGCCAGTACCCGCAGTCACATCTACATTACCGCCCGCAGAGGTTGCAGTAAGTGCGTTCAATCCTTGCACGTTCGCTACAGCATTGATGCAATTGGTTCCGTCGCTGTAGACGTACGCGGTTTCGCCTGTGTTGATAGTTATGCCTTTACCGGCAGCCGTTGTATTACCTGCAACGGTACTGTTGAAGAGTGTCAGTGCCCCCGTACAGTTGTTCGAGATGATGTATGTTTTTGTTACTGGGGGGATGTAGATACTAGGCGTGAACGATCCGGTGAAATTAAGTATCGCCATGCGGGCCTGATCCGTAGCACCGTTGGCAATAGTCAATGCTTGACTAGCCGATGTTACCGTCACTGACGTACGCCCTGAGATAGCACCTTCGATCAATGTACCGAGATTTGTGTTGGTGGTAGCCCCCCACGTGCCTGACTGATCGCCGTTCGCCATCAACTCAAAGCGTAGGTTGGATGAATAGGTACTTGCCATGATGCTTCCTTAAATCAATTAGCCTCGGCCGTTTCACGCGCGTCCCACGAGCCTGTGGGCGGTGTTGTTGCGGCAGTCCATGAACCTGCAGACGGCTGACTGGCAGATGTCCAGCCCCCATTGTAAGGTGATTGTGCAGGAATCCAAACACCTGTTGGTGACGGCATTGCCGTGACCCAAACCCCGGCTGCAGTCTGCACCAAGGGAACCCACGCATCCACTGCACCGGTAGACATCCCGATCCAGACCGAATTGCCGGGGCCGCTCGCCAACGCCCAGTTGCCGGTGTTCGGTGGTATGACCGGCGTCCAGTTGCCTGTGTTCGGTGGAGGTGGATCGACCCATCCACCATCTGCGCCACCCGCGATTGGGTGCCAGTTATCACCAAGCCCGACGATGGGGCTTGCGTTGGATACCAACAAACTGCTGCCCAGCAGTACGGAGCAGTCAAAGCCGGTATAGATCGATCCCGCAAAAGCCGTCGCCAGTGCCCCACTAAGCGTTACCGTACCATTCTTCGAGAAGCTAATAACTCCGACAGCGGTAGTTACCGTTATACCCGTGAGGCTGGTTACACCGGCCCCCGTGGCTGTGGGTGCGCCTGCACTTGCGGTTGTTGTAGCGCCAGTTAGCGCTGCTGAAGCATTACCCGTGGCGGAAGCAGTTATGGTTCCTGCCGACGCTGTCGTGGAAGCGCCTGTAAGCGTTGTGGTTGCAGTTCCTGTACCTGTCGGCGCGCTGGCCGAAGCGGTAGCCGCTACCCCCGTGAGTATGACTGCACCTGTACCGGTAGCGGATGCCGTTATTGTCCCTGCCGAAGCCGTCGTAGGTGCACCCGTAAACGTGACATTGGCTGTACCCGTTACTGTCGGCGCGTTGGCTGCAGTTGTCGCTGATGCACCCGCCAACGCGGCCGAAGCCCCGCCTGTGGCTGTTACGATGCCAACAGAAGTTGTTGCGTTAGTACCGACAAGCGTTGTAGTCGCACCGCCAGAAGCTGTCAGCGTACCTGCGGTGGCTGTGGACGTGGCCCCCACAAGTGTTACTGCGACACTTACCGTTGCAGTGATTGCCCCAGCGCTTGCGCTTGCTGCCGGGTCTGACGTGCCCCAACTGCCGCCGCCCCAACCACCTACCCCCCATCCGCCATTGGTTATTGTCAGCAGCACCGACGAGCTAATAACGAACCCGAAGGTTCCTGCACTGCTGACGGTTTGTGCGCCACCTA